GCGCGGGATCGTGAAAGACCCCAAATCGCGTGATTCTGACTCCACGATCCTGAAGAAGAAGTTTCCGGGCGGCAACCTCGCAATGGTGGGTGCCAACGCGCCTACCGGCCTTCAGTCGCGACCGATCCGGGTAATCCTCTGTGACGAGGTGGATCGTTACAAGGCATCCGCAGGTCAGGAAGGCGATCCGATTTCAAAAGCGGTCAAGCGGACAACCGCATTCTGGAACCGTGTGATCATCTTTGTTTCGACCCCTTTGAACAAAGGCACCAGTCGGATTGAGAAGGAATATCTGGCAGGTGATCAGCGGCAAAGATGGTGCCCGTGTCCAGAATGCGGCGCGCTGCAAATTCTGGTGTGGGCACAGGTCAAATGGTTCAACAGTGACCCCTTGACCGCAATCTATGAGTGCGTCCATTGTCAGGCGCATTGGAATGACCATCAGCGTGTCAAGGCGATGCGCGAGGGAAAGTGGATTCCGCAGAAAGAGTTCAATGGGAATGTCAGTTATCAATTCAATCAGCTTTACAGCCCATTCCCGCCGTTGTCGGATGGTGTTCGGGACTTTCTGGAGTCGAAGGGAAACCCCGAACAACTGAAGGCGTGGACCAATGAGTTCCTCGGCGAGACATGGGAAGAAACCGGCGAGCGTGTCGAATGGTCCGACACCATGTCGCACCGCCAGGCTTACGATCTTGCGGAACTGCCCGAGGAAGTCACCCTTTTGACGGCTGGTGTGGACGTGCAAGACGACCGGTTAGAGGTCGAGGTTGTCGGGTGGGGTGATGACCACAAGTCATGGTCAATCGACTACCATGCGATCTATGGCGACCTGTCTACGCCGGAACCCTGGACGACCCTGCGGGACTATCTCGGCCAGTCATGGGCGCACCCGCTCCTTGGCGACATGGGCTTGCGGATGACGTGCATGGACTCGGGTGGGCACTATACGCAGTCCGCTTACAAGTTCTCGCGGTCGATGCCACGGGTCGCCCCGATCAAGGGTGTCGGTGGGCCGGGTAAGCCCATCGTCGGCAGGCCGTCCAAGAACAACCTCGGCGGCGTCCAACTATTTCCGCTTGGTGTAGACACCATCAAGGAACTGGTCGTTTCCCGGCTTGCTATCCATGACCCCGAGGCCGCTGGATATTGCACTTTCCCGGCCCGATATGGTGACGAGTATTTCCGGGGCCTGACTGCTGAGGAACTACGGACTCGTTTCATCAAGGGCTTCAAGAAAACCGAATGGTATAAGATCAGACCGCGTAACGAACCATTCGATCTGCGCGTTTACGCAACCGCAGCACTTGAAATGTTATCAGTGGACCTTGCGGCGCAGAGGCGGGCGTTACTTCGGCGAATCAACGCGCAGCGCGCAAAAGAGGAAGAACAGACCCAACCCTCTGCGCCGCAACCGAAATCAAGACGAGATAAACCTAGGGCAAAATCCTGGGTGGATGGATGGAAACATGATTGATCCGTTTGCGCCAACGAAGATCGAGCCGTCCACCATGATGATTGGGCGTTATCGGGCCTGGTCCATCGCCCTTGATCTGGACAATTCGCTTTTCGGCCTGAAGTATGTGGTGACATGGGGGCCGGGGTCGAACAAAGTCGAAATCCCCGGTGTCATGCGGGATGCGATTCCGGGACGTTGGCTTTTCGCCGCGACATCGGATTTGACGCGCCAGATCGCCCACGGTGACGTGACGTTCGACCTGATCGTGACGCGCATTTCCGATGGTGAACAGTCCATCCTGCGGACCTTCAGTGTGACTGCATTTTCGGATGATGTCGATCGCCGAACCCATGCGGAAATCATGGTCAAGAAGATCGAGTCGATCCTTCAGGGTCGCGCCGATTCTGATGTGTCCACCTACTCGATCAAGTCCCGATCCATCACCAAGATGACGGTTCCCGAACTCACGGACTGGCGCGAGTATTATCTGGCTGAAATCGGGCGTCAGATCAACCCGGTCACGGGGAAGCGTAAGTCCACCAACTCCATGACTGTGAGGTTCGTCTGATGGCGAGGGTCAAAACGCGCGCATATTCTGCCGCATCCACACAGGCCCGGTATGGTGACTTCTCGTCCTATGTCGGGTCAGCCGATTATGAACTTCTTGGGGTGATCGACAAGCTGCGCACAAAGGTGCGGCATCTGGCACAGAATAGCGGCACCGTTCGCCGCTTCCTGCAACTGTTGGGTGATAATGTGGTGGGTGAGTATGGTTTTACCCTGCATGTCATGAACCAACGGGTGAAGGATGCCTGGGTGAAATGGTGCCAATCGCCGACCGTTGACGGCATCATGACGATGGTCGATTTTCAACGCCAGATGGTCAAAACGTGGGGCCGTGATGGGGAATACCTGTTCGAGTTTGTGATGAACTCGAAATATCCCGACATGATCGCGATGAACCCGCTCGAAGCGGACATGCTCGATCACACCCTGAACCACATATACCCGCCGACCGGCAACCGGATCAAGATGGGTGTGGAAATCGACTCAATGGGTGTGCCTATCGCCTATCACATCTTGACTGTGCATCCTGGCGATACCTTCTGGTCGATCCCCGACTACGATAAACGCTGGCGTCGAGTGCCCGCTGAGAATATCGTTCATGTGTTCGAACGGCTGCGCCCCGGTCAGACACGCGGGGAGCCACCAGCGGTTGCTTCTGTGAACGACATCAAGATGTTGGACGGATACCGCGAGGCCGAGACGACGAACCGTCGTATTGCCGCTGCAATGATGGGCTTTTTCTCGCGCGATATGCCGAAGGGCGAGGGTATTCAGGCACTTTCCGACAGGAAAGATGATGACGAGGCCGAGGATATTTTTGAAATGTCGGTCGAACCGGGCAAGCTGCGGCAAATGCCCGATGGGATGCGTTTCGACAAGTTCGATCCGGGTGGGTCGAATACTGATTATGCTCAATATGAGCAACAGGTGAAGAAAGACTTGTCGATGGGTCTCGGCATTTCTGCGTTTTCCCTTGGCATGGAAACGCAGGCCGTCAGCTATTCGACCGGGCGCTCGGTGATCCAAGAGGACCGCGAGTTCTACAAGAACCTGCAAGGGTTTTTCATTCGCTTGGCGATGAGGCGCATCTTCAGTAAATGGGCGACAATGCACACCTTGTCGAACGTATCGTCCATTGCGCCGACTCGTCTATCTGCTATCATAGATGAGGCCCAATTCAAGGGAAGGGGTTGGACGTGGATCGACCCCCTGAAGGATATTACGGCAACCGCGATGGCTCTCGAAACCTACCAAACGTCCTATACGCGAGTTGCGGCAGATCGCGGACTCACGGCTAACGAATTGTTTGCAGAAATCGCGAATGATCGGGCATTGATGGAGACATTCGGGTTACAGCCTGTGACGGCACCTGTGAAAAGCACGACTTCGGCACTGACGGCAAATGTGCCGCCCGATAAAGGGAATGGGAATGGCAAACCGGCGAAATGATGCGATTGCGGCATCGTCTGTCCGCGCTGAGGCGGATGGAACGATCAGCTTTCCGCTGTCGTCGGAAACTCCCGTTCGACGTTGGGATGGGCAGGAAATCCTTGTTCATTCCACCGCCGCATGTGATTTGACATGGTTCAATGGTGGCACCGCGCCGCTGCTGGATAACCACGACGCCTATTCGAGTGTTGCCGACAAGGTTCTCGGTGTCATTTCGCGCGCCTGGTTGGATGGGGGTCGCCTTTGGGTGACTGTCCGTTTCTCGAACAAGGATATCGCCCAATCCGTCAAGCGTGATGTGTTGGACGGTATCATCCGCAATGTCTCGGTCGGATATGAAGTCCGCAAGATCGAGAAAGACGAAACCTCTGATATTTACCGGGTCACGGCCTGGTCGCCCACGGAAGCATCCTTCGTTTCAATCCCTGCCGACAAAACCGTGGGTGTCGGTCGATCCTCAAACCACATGGAGTCTAACATGCCCAAACCTGAAATGCCCGGTATCCCGACTGAAGAACAGCGCGCGGCCATGCTGGAAACGGCGCTGACCGAAATCCGCACCCTGGCCGCAACGCACACCGTTTCCGACATCGGCGAAG